CAAGGGAAAAGGCTTTGCGAGATGAGAAACTTGCAATCCTTCGAGAAGAAAAAGCCGAAAGAGAGGCAGACCTCAAAAAGAGATTCACGGATGCGGACGAGTTTGCCAAAGCCTATATTCTGCTGACTGAGGAAATGCGACTTAAAGAGCAAGGCATTGCCGAGGATAGTGCGGCAAAGATTGCGGAAATTGAACGCAATCGTAGGCAACAGGACTTGCAGATGGCTTCCGACGCCGTTGGTGCGCTTGGTAATTTGCTGACCGCTGGCTTGGGCAAGTCCGAGAAAGACCAACGCAAAGCCTTTGAGATTAACAAGAAAGCCAGCATGGGTCAAGCCCTTATCAACACCTTCATGGCCGTAACCGCTGCCCTGACTGCTGGAGGGAACCCGATTAAACTCGCAACGGGTCGTCAATTTGTTGAAGCAGGCATCGCCCTTGCGACAGGTTTGGCGCAGGTCGCCAAAATCAGTAAGACCCAATTCCAAGGCAGTTCGGCAAGTGGAGGCGGTGGAGCGTTGACTGCTGGAGGTGGTGGAGGCGGAGAGGTTGCACCTCCTCCCATCTTCGCAAACCCTCAAACAACTATGCTTGGAACCGATGGTGCTGCAATGGGCCAAGGCCAAGGCTCATCCCCGATGCGAGCCTATGTGGTCGAGAGGGACATCACCCAAAGCACTCGCAGGGTCAGGAGGCTTGAAGAATTTGCAACTCTTGGAGCCTAACCACATTTCCAACTATGGAACTACCCATATACCGAATGACCGTGGACGAGGTGGATGAAGGGGTCCAATTCGTGGCCCTGACCGATATGCCCGCCATCGAACGGCCATTCCAAGCCTTCGCAAAGACACCACAACGTTTTAGCGAAACAGGCGAACGCAGGGTCCTGACTGGCCCTCTTATGCTTGCAGACACTCCCATCTTTCGCAAGGACGAAACTTATGGCGAGTACTACGTCGTGTTTGACAAAGCCACCATCCGCAAAATCGTGCAGAAGTACTTTAAGCAGGGCAACCAGCATAACGTCAACGCTTACCACAACGCTGAACTGGATGGCGTGTTCATGTTCGAGTCCTACATCACCGACTCCGAGCGTGGCATCATGCCACCAAAAGGATACGAGGACACCCCCGACGGCTCTTGGTTCGGGTCCTTCAAGGTCGAGAACGACGAAGTTTGGGAGAACCGCAACCTGTTCCGGGGTTTCTCCGTTGAGGGCCTGTTCGGGATGGACAAGACCGAATCCGAACTGGAGGTCGCACTCGCTGGCCTTGCCGATGAATTAACCGCTTTTTTGCAACAATTAACCCCCACCTACAAATCCCACTAACTATGAATCTCAAAAACGCAATCGAATCCCTGCGAAGTGAACTTCGTAAATTCAGCACACAAAAGCAGTCCTTTGCTGACTACAAGTTGACCGATGGCACGGTTGTCCGTGTTGACGGGGACCTCGTTGCCGGGACTGCCGTTTACGTCGTTGCCGAAGACGGCACGTTACCTGCACCCGATGGCGAGCATGTTGTCGAAGGCGTTGGCACGATCAAGACCGAAGGAGGCAAAATCGTTGAGGTAATCGCTGCTGAAGTAGCGACCCCGGTCATCGAGCCGTTGCCTGTTGCTGCTGAAATCACTCCCGAAGTGGCCGTTGAGGTAACCGAAGAAATCAAAGAAGCCTATCCTGCCATGACCCCAGAAGTTGTCGAGGCCATCGTCGCCAAGCACCTCGGAGCCATCATGGAAGAACTCAAAGCTGCCTACGCTGAAATGGGCAAGATGAAGGAGAAAATGTCTGCATTCGCATCGCAGGTCGAAACCATGGCCGATATCGTCGAGAAGGTTTCCGAACTCCCTGCCGAAGCCCCCAAGGCCAGCGGTTCCGCAATCGTTGAGCAGCGTAAGGCTCAAGCCTCGCAGAACTTCAACGCTCTCGCACAAGCACTCCAATCACTCAAAAAAAACTAAACCCCTAAACCCCCATTAACAATGGCATATTCGTTCACAGGATTAACCTCCTACACCGACCAAGAGAGGCTCCCTCTCATCACCAAGGCCGTGTTCTCGGCCCGTTCAGCAGCCCTCTTTACCAAACAAGTTGGTATCAAGTTTGCTGCTGCCCTCAACCTCATGGACACCGATGCACAATTGCAGAGCGGTGATGCTTGCGGTTACACCACTTCAGGAACGACTGCCTTCACCCAGCGGAATATCACGGTTGGACGTATGAAGGTTCAAGAAACCCTTTGCCCTCGTTCCTTGGAACAATACTGGATGCAGACCCAGTTGACCGCTGGCTCTAACTACGAGAGTGTTCCCTTCGAGCAGGCTTTCTCCGAGCAGAAGGCTCTCCGTATCGCAGAGGCTTTGGAGAACGCAATTTGGAAGGGCAACACCTACTTTTCAGGTGTCAACCAGTTGTTGAACGCTGCTTCGGGTTCTACGATCAGTGGTAACACAGGGGCGGTTTCTGCGTCCGTTGGTATCACTACAAGCAATGCAATCGCCATCTTCGACGGCATCTACAACCAAATTCCACAGGCCATCTTGACCAAGACTGACCTCGTAATCTTCTGCGGTTGGGACAACTTCCGTACGTTGCTTGGTGCGTTCAAATCAACCGCTAACGTCATGTACAACCAAGTTGACTTGGCTGGCCTTGCTGACGGGGACATCATGTATCCCGGCACAAACGTCCGTGTTATCGCAGTTCCCGGCTTGACTGGCACGAACCGCATCGTTTCGTCTTACCTCGGCAACTTCTTCTACGGAACCGACCTTTTGTCCGATGAGGAACAGTTCTCAATCTGGTTCAGCAAAGACAACGATGAAGTCCGCTTCCAAGCAGCCTTCAAAGCAGGTGTCCAAATCGCTTACCCCGACTTGGTTGTTGACTTCCGCTTGACCTAATGTGTAGGGGGGAGGGAAACCTCCCCCTGCTTTTTGTTCTCTTGAAACTTAAAACCCAAATACACATATGTCCTGCTCCTTAACAAATGGCTACGCCCTTGGATGCCGAGATTCAGTCGGTGGCATCAAAACAATCTACGTCCAATCCTTCATCCCAACGGGGTCCTGCAATGCCAACCTTTCAGGTGCGGTTACGGGCTTCACGGGTTACGCTTCGGGTGGGTTCTTCGAGTACGACTTGACGAAGGCTACGTCATCTTTGACTGAAACCTTGAACGCAAGCATCGAGAACGGCTCGGTTTATTACGCCCCCGAAGTAACCTTCACGATCAACAAACTGCAAGTCGCAGTCCGCAACGAACTCCGCTTGCTGGTCCGCAACCGAGTCATCGTCATCGTCCAAGACAACAACAACCGCTACTGGTTGCTGGGTTCTGCCAACGGCTTAGAGGCAACCGCTGGAACCGCTGGAACTGGTACTGCCTTCGGGGACCGCAGCGGATACGAATTGACTTTGACCGGGATGGAACCTGACCCGATGTTCTCAATCGCATCCACAGTCTTTTCACCATCGACTGCGCAGATACTCGGTTCGTAGTATCTTTGACTTAGGTTTTCATCATCTGAGGTTTGAGAGGGGCAGTCAGCAATGGCTGCCCTTCTTATTTTTACGGCCATGAAGATTTGCATCGTTTACAATGCCCATCCAACCGGGTGCAGTTTCTACCGCCTCGAAATGCCGAACGCATACTTGGGCGACAACTACCCGGAGTTCGATTACGTCTGCGTTGAGAATATCACGACCATCAGCGACGAGGGCTTGAAATCTATTGACCTGTTCCTGTTCAGCCGTTTGTGGTGTCAGGGGACGATGGAGCAGGTGGAGAACGTCTACAAAGCCCTGACCCAATACGGGGCGAAAGTCATCCTTGATTTGGACGACTACTGGGTCCTTGAGAGTGGCCACATCATGTACCGCCACTACCATCAAACCAAACTCGCAGAGGTCATCCGTAAGCACATCAAATTGGCTGACTGGGTGACTTGTACCACCGAACACCTTGCTGCTCGCATACGGCCTCTAAATGCGAATGTGAGCATCTTGCAGAACGAACCCTACGAAGCGTATCAGCAATTTATTCCCAACCCCGAAGAAGAACCCGACAAGCACCTCGTCAAGTTCGGTTGGTTCGGTGGTGCGCAGCACGGAGAGGACATGGAACTGCTCCGTGAGGCGATGCAGAAACTACGCTGGGACGCAAACTTGGATGGCAAGTACCGCCTCTATCTCGGAGGGTGGAACGACAACAACCCTGTTTATGAAGGCTACGAAAAGATAATCAGCGACCAAGGGAACAACCCGAACTACGGACGCATTCAAGCAGCGGACATCTACTCCTACGTCGGGGGCTACAACTTCGTGAACGTAACCCTTGCACCTTTGAGGGACACCAAGTTCAACAAACTGAAGTCCGAGTTGAAGGTCGTCGAGGCAGGGTGGATGAATAAGGCGATCATCGCATCCGAAACCATCCCCTACACGGACGTAATCAAGCACGGAGAGAACGGCTTTCTCGTGCCTTACAACAAACCCAAGGACTGGTACAAGTACATTAAGCAGTTGATTCTTGACCCCGACCTTCGTAAGGGCTTGGCTGACAACCTTACACGGGACATCAAAAAGCAGTTCAATGTGGCCGAAACCGCCAAGAAGCGGGCCGAACTATACAGGCAGATTGGGCGCAAATTGTGAAATTCGGGGGCATCGCACATTTACAAGCAGATGCTTTACCTGAACCCTGACACGAC